ACGAATAGATTCGTTATGCTCTTTAGCGCTATCAATCTTATTCTCAAGTAAATCGATCTGGTACTTGATTTCTTGAATCTCTTCTTTATTACTAGATACACGCTCTTTCAATAGTGTATTCATCACAGTAAAGATTTGAATATCAAGTAGGTCTTCGATTACTTCACGGCGATCTTTTGCGCTCAACTGCATGAACGGTACAAACGTACTAGAACCAAGAACAACTACTTGACCAAAGGACTTGTAGTTCATCTTCAAGATGTTTTCTTCTAGATATGCTTGATAGTCACGTACTGCGGCATCTTGATTGACTAGTTCACCATTGCACCAAATCTCAAAGATGTTGGGTTTGATACCACGCTTAATGTTGTACTTCTTCTTACCAATCTCAAAGTCTAACTCTACTCGCAAGTCTTTCTTGTTGATAGAGTTTAGCAACTGTGGCTTCTTAATGTTACGAAACGCTTTACCGTACAATGCAAAAGCAATGGCGTCAAGCATAGTAGACTTGCCTGCACCATTGTCACCAACGATAAGCGTAGACTTGTTACGATCTAGCTCAATCGTAGTCCACGCATTACCAGTTGAAAGAATGTTCTTAAAGCGTACTTCTTTGAATAGAATCATAGGCTCATTGCCTCTTGATATAGCTCATTCAAGAACTTCTGAATCTTCACTTTATCACCCTTAATCTCTAAGTTATCAACGTATTGACGCAAGATGGTCATAGTGTCTTGCGCCTCATCGATAAGCTCATCTTCATTAATTACGTCAAGATTTTGATGATCCTCAACAACTTTGATATCAGCAGGTGCCGCTTTCTGCAAGCGGTCTAAGAATAGATCAAAGATGTAAGGATTCTCTTTCTTGCTTACTATAACTTTAATGAAAGTATTTGTCAATGGAGAAGTGTCAAGATTTGCAACATCTTCAATAGTCATATCAGCATCATCATACGTGATCTTGTGGAACAAACGTAGAGGATTGCGTACATATGTCATTTTACGTGTTGATGTGTCAAACACACTAAAGCCACGCTTCTGGTCATAGTCAGACCACGTTAGCTCATATTGGGCACCTAGATATGTAATGTTACCATGTGAAGATGGTTGATGAAAGTGACCAGAGTACACTGCATCGAACTTAGAGAACACATTACGGTCCATACCGTGATCGCAGATATGACCCTTGTCCATTTCATAACCAACAATCTCGAAGTGACCCATTAGAATCTGCGCTTTAGTCTCAGCCATAGCTTTCATAGAGGCATCGTGATTCTCAGCACAAATCCACGGAGCAAGCATAATCTTACAGCCGTCCATGTCTAGCTCTACTGGTTCTTCCCAGAATAGATGTAGATTATCATAGCTTGAGTTGCCATACAGTTGACGTAGACTGTTTACGTCATTAGTATTCTTGAAGTAAGTGTCGTGGTTACCTGCGATCATGTATAGCTGAATACCCTCTTCAGCGCACACTCGCATAAACTGCTCTTCAAGATTCTTTGCTGTTACAAAGTTAATGTACTTGCGTCTATCTGTAACATCGCCTAAGTGAAAGATCGTCTTGATATCGTTTTCACGTAAGTATGGGAAGAACACCTCACGATAGAACTGGTGTTGGTGCTCTGCAATAGCCGCATTGTCATTACGTGCTCCAAAATGTGTATCGTTTAATATAGCTATACGCATATATTCCTCATAATTAACTTGGTAATGAATCGATGTAGCGCTTAGCTTCTGATTTACTAAACAGACCTACACGTACCATTCTCTCAATTAGTGGTATTGCATCTTGCTTAGATACAGGTACCAATTCGCCTACATTGTAACAGTAATTTGCTACTGTGTCAACCAATTCTTGCTCTGTCATAACTCCATCCTTTCCAACACGAAATGCTGGGTCGATTCCATTAGCATAGAACTTTTTGTACAAGTGCTTACTAATACCAGTAGCTTCTTTGAAATCATTCCAACCTAGATATGTTTCGCCATTGTACTCTATTCTTAATGCAGTCTTTTCTTTAGACTTTTGTGCACCGCTCTTAGAACGTTCTCTTTGTTCTTTTAGATACTGGTCGTAGTTTTCTTTGCGCTTAGCGTTTAGATCGTTCATTCGCTCAGACTGCGCTTCTCTACGCTCTACTGCATCTTCCCACTGTTTATAAACACCCTCAGTTACTTTAGTTATCCACTCAGGGTTTTGTTTAGAAGGGTGATTCTCTTTTAAAAAGTTAGACCAAGCAATTCTAAATGCATTGTACTGTCTAGAGTTTAGTGGTTCAGTTTTACCGTGAACAATTCTATGTAATGCCCATTGCATCTTATAGTAATCATTACCTTCTGTGAACTTAACTAACAGTCTATGTGCTATGTAATGCTCTCTTGCTGTTAGATTGACTAGATTCTCAGGGTCGTCTGAGCCACCAAGACTTCTAGGAAGAATATGGTGACTCTCGCAGTAGCATTCATTTTTGTCTAGTTGATCAACCTTGCGCTTATTGATTAGCTTATCGTAGATTCTTTTGTATTTGTTATCTATCATTACGTACCCCACGTTACTCGGTGTCTGTAATGATATTTATACAAAACTATTCCTCGGGAGGCGGGTTTTCCTCAACTATTTCATCATCATCCATGAACTTCTCTAGTCCACGTTTAGTCTTACTCTGTTGCTTCTTCTTAGACTCCATACGCTTTTCATATGTAGCAACAAAGTCATTCATATAGTCATTGTCTAAATCGATATAGTTAGGATCACCCACATCATTGTCACCATCACGCTCTACAGCGGTATCGTGAATGACTGAGTTTTCGATAACCTTATGTCGAATATACAGTTGTTTCTTCTCTTTGTCAATACGTCTTAAGAATGCATACCAGATGATCTGTGTGAAGTATGCAAACGGATTACTAGACTTAGTTGGATCAAAGTTGCCTAGTGCTTGTACAGCATTTTCTAGACCATCGCTGATCATTTCGTCTTTATACGTGTAACCCGAAAAGTTAGGCTTAGTAGCTAGTCTAGTAGCAATCTGATAAAGACATTCGCCAATGTAGTTAGGAATACGTGGCTCTGGCTTGCCTTCGGCAATCGCTGTCGCACACTGATTCTTATACTCAACAATAGCTGCTAAGAATTCTGGATTGTTAACATAATTTCTGGACATCATCACCTCATATAATTTTTTACATAATATAGCAGATGTAGTGGTGGGTTGTCAAGGGCGTCTTTTTTGATTATTTTTATAAGATACCCTTGACAGGTATTGGTAGGCTCTGTATAATGGCTTCTAAGCCCTATAAGATAACTTTAATGCTTTGTAGATAGATATGCTTCTTCTAATGATGAAAGTATCTCTTCGACTTCGGAATCATTGTATTCTTTCTGAGGTGCTTCGTCAAGACCTTCACTGTTGTCGAATTGATGCATTCGCTCAAGAAACGATTCATAGTAGTTGATTGCTTTATCATTAGCAATATTTATGTAGTGAGAATCGGAACGATAAAAGACGGCAGTCTTTTCAGTAGAGAGCATCATCCATGTCTTAGCATACAATCCATCTTTAGGATCGAATCCAAACTCTACTGGGTTCACTAGCACTACAAAGTCTTCACCCGTATCTTGTAAAACACCAACAACGTCTTGGCCTGTTTTGAGCTTTACATTTAGGTACTCTGCCATTGTTTGCTCCTTCACTTCATGTCAATATTATATATACGAAACTCAAAACCCTCATTGCTGTAAATCTTTACACGCTCTTTGAAGTGCCTTACAGCGAAGTTTTCTTTTGCTTTCCACTGTAGATCGTCTACAATATCATACAGTGTTGCTTTCTCTTTACCGTTTCCTTTACGTAGTACACGACCAATTGATTGCAGATTTCTTATCTTAGATTTAGAAGGGGAAGCAAAGATAACATTGTCAAGGCGCTTAATATTGACACCAGTAGAAAAAGTGCCATAACTGGCAAGTATAATGTTATCACTACTGGACTCAGCAATGTGCCTAACCGCTTCCCTATCTTCTGCGTTAACACCACCATGAATGAAGTGTACGGCTTTTTCATCATGCTCAAGCATAGGCGCCAGAATACGACCGTGTTTGTCAACAAATTGAAATAGTATGAGTGTATTCCCTTTGAGTGACCAAGCCAAGTTTCTAATGAACTTGTTTCTTGCTTCGTTTTGTACAATCCAATTAATCTCTTCTTGATACGACTTATTTTTATTTATCTTTCTAATTTCAGGGCTATATTGAAGAACAAGCGCTTTGATATCGAATGTAGCAAGTGTCTTCTCTTCAATAAGTTTCTTAGTCTCAGTAACTTGAAATACTGGACCAAACAGACCTTCTAGTACTAGTTTATGTGTCTGTGATTCGTCTAGTGTACCAGTGAAGCCATAACGATACTTAACGTGAGGAGTCTTCTCCATAACTTTAGTCAGAGACTTAGCTTTGAACAAGTGCGCTTCGTCACCAATCACAACGTCAAACTTTTCGTACCACTGCTTAGGCAGCTTGTAGATAGACTGCCATGTTGTTATTGTGTAGTCAGCATCTACATTCTTATCTACGCCACCCATGATTCTGTGAATATCAAGTGGACGCTTTTTGTTGTAGTCGAGAAAGTCTGTAGCCATCTGTGATACGAGTGAAGTAGTTGGTACTACAACTAGAACTTTTCGACCTTGCTCTACGTGATAACGTGCCGTTAAGTAAATGATGTATGACTTACCAGATGCAGTTGGTGATAGAAAAAGACCACGATTCATGCGTAGTGCATGTGCTACAGCATTATTTTGATAGTCACGTGGATCAAATGCACAGTCAAACTCTTTAGCTAGATTGTAACCTGCATTAGCGTCAAACTCTTCTGGTATAGCTAAGCGTGGATCAACTTCTACTTCGTAGTCACGGGCTTTACAAAACTTTAGTACGTACTGATACAGACCAGCGTAAACAAGACCAGTCATTGAATTGAATAGTCGAACTTTACCATCCCACATACGATTCTTGTATGCGGGCATGAACTTGTAGCCAGGCACGAAAAACTCAAAGTATTCGCTAAGCGCCATTTTGATTGAAGGCTCAGCGTGAATACGTATGTTGATTTCGTCTACCTTTTCAATACGCACTAGTTCCATAAAATATTACATTGCTCCAGTTCTAAAGCGCTCCCAGTCTACGATAGTCTTCAACTGAAAGCCTCTATTGTTTATCATTTTTATAATAGATTCTAGATAACTTACTTTCTCTTCTTGCATACCGATACGTAGTGATAGCTTGATAACATCATCGTCTGCTTCGATATAAGAAGGTACATCTGACTTGAGTATTTTTAGAGGTTGAGGTTCCCAGCCATATTCTTTCAACTCTTCAATATCTAGTTCACCACGATAGTATTCGCCTTTGAGCTTAACGAGTTTCTTGTAATCTGCTTTAAGCTTCTTTAGACGTAAGCCTTCGTCAACGTAGACACGGAAGTATTTGTTGTGTAGCTTGGGTATGTTAGCTGATTCGCTAGAGATATTTGTTTGATCAATCTCACTGTCATTCGCCCACATTTCATAGATTTCTTCAATATTCATAATCACCTCATTTCAAAAAACATCACGTTACAGTACTATTTATGCTCCTTTCACAGAGATATCGTAAGACGAATACTTAAACGATAGCGATACTGTTGGTGGTGCAATATCTGTTTGCGATGTAGACAGATCAATGTTACCTACACTAATTGGGAACAAGTCTTTAAACGTAACTTCGATATTAGCGTTTTTGTTGCTATTCATAATAGTAAGAGTAGCGTCTGAGTATAGACCTTGATCGCTTGTAGATAGCTGGTTGTATTGTTCAAAGCCTTCTGGTTTAGTTAGCGCAATCAACCAACGCCATACATCAAGATAAGAAGTCATATCTTCATCTACAACAATAGTCATCTGTAGATCACCAAACTCTACTTTATCGCCATGATGATAGATCGTTTTAAATGGTGTAAATTGTGTAGTGTAACCAGAAGAGATATCAGGCAAAGTAACACCTTGAATGTAAAACTCTACATTCGGTAGTCGTTGAATAGTAAAGCGAAACTCTACTGGATTGATAAAATTAAAGTTTGTCATGTTGACCTCTCTTATGATCTGTATTACTATTTATGCAGACATAAAAAAAGGG